TATGGCTACGTTTGATATGACTGTCAGTACTACCGCTGGTGTTGGGGCAAATGTTCTTGCTGTTCCAACAGTTGTCGGTAATTCTGTTCGCACTATTGAAGCAATCTTAGATATTGATGCTATGATTACTGCGGGTGCTACCATTGCTAATGGTGACATCTTCCAACTACTTGAAATCCCTTCTGAGTCAGTAGTCCTGACTGCTGGTGCGGAAATCATGAAGTCCTTTACTGCAAGTTGTACTTGTAATATTGACTATGCTGGTGGAGATGACATCATTGATGGTGCTGCGCTTGATGCTGCTGCTGGTACATACCTTGCAGCAGGTACTAATGGGTATACTAATACTGTTGGTACTGGTGCAGCTTCTACACCTAATGCAGACTTCCATGCTTCACAACTAGCTGGTGTAGCTGCTTCAGATACCATTGATGTTGTTGTCGCTGGTGCTGCTGCTGCTACGGGACGCTTACGTGTCTATGCAGTGATTGCTGATATTTCGGCTGCTCACACTGAGGCTGGTGAAGCCCAACGTGATCTGCTGTAATATAATATATACTTTTGGGGCTGGCTATATGCTGGCCCCTTTAGTGCATCTTGAGGAAACATAATGGCTCTTACATTTCTTTCATTAACCAACGATGTTATTTCCCGTATGAACGAAGTACAACTTACTTCTAGTAATTTTACGGATGCTAGGGGTGTACAGATTCAATGTAAGAATGCTGTTAATGAAGCTATCAGATACATTAATCAGAAAGAGTTTGGTTATCCCTTTAATCATGCTACAGAAACCGCTACATTAGTTCCCGGCACAGTAAGATACACTTTACCTACTAGTGCTAAACACATTGATTACAATACTGCTAGGATTAAAAAGAATACTGATCTTAATGTTTCTGGCACTAACTTAGTTAAACTAGATTACAACGAATACATCAGTAAAGAATTTGCTAACCAAGAAGATGATATTGTTTCAACTACTTTAAATGGCTCACACTCTAGTTCTGTTACGACACTAACCCTTACATCTACTACAGGGTTTGCTGCATCAGGCACAGTACATATTGCTGGTGAGCAAGTTATCTATTCTGCAATATCTGGCAATGACCTCACAGGCTGTACTAGGGGTGCTAGTGGCACTACTGCAGCAACGCATAGTAGTGGGGTAAAGGTAGCTCAGTTTGATAACGGTAGTGTGCCACAGTACATTGTACGCACACTAGATAACAACTACTTGCTATACCCATTTCCTGATAAAGAATACACTCTAACATTTGATTACTTTACATTCCCTGATGACTTAACTGCACATGGAGATGTTACTACTATCCCAGATAGATTTGCTCCTATTGTTATTGATGGAGCCTCTGGGTTTGTTTATCAGTATCGTGGTGAAATGCAACAGTACCAATTAAACTTTACACGGTTTGAGCAAGGCATTAAGAATATGCAGAGCTTGCTTATAAATAAATACGAGTACGTAAGATCAACTGTAGTCTACAGACCTAGTAGATTTAGTGGTGGGGTTTCCTTTTAATGCCTGATAGTTCCCAAGTACAACCAGTAGCATTTAACTGTGAGGGCGGTTTAGTTTTAAATCGTTCTACTTTTCTTATGCAACCGGGAGAGGCACTAGAACTAGAAAACTTTGAACCAGACATTGAAGGTGGCTACAGAAGAATAGATGGCTACAGTAAATTTATAAATCACGTAGTTCCTTTTACATCAAGCAATTCTGAAAAAGTATTAATGGTAGCTAACTTTGCAAACAAAGTAGTAGCAGCCAGAGGTGAAAAGATATTTAGTGCTGCCTCTACAGAGTTGTCTGTAAAGATACTAGCAGCTACAGGTATGACAGGCTCTGGTACTATTACAGTAGATAGCACTACAGGGTTTTCTTCTAGTGGTACACTACAAATAACTTCAGAGATATTTACCTACACAGGAGTTACAAGCACTACCTTTACAGGGGTAACACGTGCAACTTCTAGCACTACTGCAGCAACCCATACACTCAATACTATTATCTCAGAGAACTGGACAGAAAGAGATACGGGCAGAACAGATGCAGTAAAGTATAGGTTTGAAAGATTTAACTTTGATGGCAATGATAAGATTATTGTTGTTGATGAAACAAATGCACCTACAGTTTTTAATAGTGCTATTGCTGCTACAGACATCTCTTCTTCTAATGTTGGTTCAGGTGAAACTACATCACTAGGTGCTGATATTGCTGCTGATGCAACACTATCAGGTTCAGGTACAATTACAGTAAAAAGCACTGCAGGATTTATTGATCCTAGTTCTGGTACTCAATCAGTATTAATCAATAGCGAAATATTTACATATACAGGAGTTACTGCTACTACTTTTACAGGAGTGACTAGGGCTGCTAGTGGAACTACTGCGGCTGAACATAAAATTGGTGCTACCGTTGCTGATTTATTTCCTCCTACAGTTACGGGTGCTAAGTTTGTTGCTTCTTTTAAAGAACATATGTTTTATGCAGGAATGTCAGGTACACCACAAGAAGTTATTTTTAGTTTACCTTTTGACGAAGATAACTTTTCTGTAGCACTTGGAGCAGGTAGCATCCGAGTTGACGATGACATTACAGGTTTAAAGGTTTTTCGTGATAGTTTATTTATTTTTTGTTCTAATAGAATTTTTAAATTAACAGGCAATAGTCAGGCTGATTTTTCTATGACTGCTGTTACTAGGAACATTGGTTGTGTTAATGGTGACACTATTCAAGAATTTGGTGGTGACTTACTATTCCTTGGGCCTGATGGCCTTCGTACTGTTGCGGCTACTGCAAGAATTGGTGACACTGAACTTGGTACTATTAGTAAGAACGTACAGTCAGTATTTGATTTAAACATAAGAGACTCCGCTCTTTTTGAGAGTGTTGTTATACAAGATAAGACACAGTATAGATTGTTCTTTACTAAAGCTAATCAAGCAGAGAGTATTACAAGAGGTATTATCTGTGTGATGAAAGCAGATAAGTATGAGTTTTCTGAGATACGTGGTATTAAACCTTCAGCTACTGATAGCTTTGTTGAAGAAGGTAATGTTATAGTATTACATGGTGACTTCAGTGGCTTTATACATAGGCAAGAAAAAGGTAACACTTTTGATGGTACACCCATACTAGGTAGATACAGAAGTGCCGACATGGGTTTTGGAGACACAGGTATCCGAAAGCATATGCAAAGAGTTATTGTTAATTTTAAACCTGAGTCTACTATTAGTGCAGATTTGTTTATTAGATATGATAACGAAGACGCTAACTCTACTAGACCTGATGCATATCCCTTTGATTCTACTCAGACATTCTCTCAGTTTGGTTCTGCTTTATTTAGTTCATTAGATGGTAGTGCTAGGTTTGTATTTGGTGGGCCATCACAACCATTAGTAAGACAAGCGGTAGAAGGTTCAGGGTTTTCTGTTGCATTAAAAGTAAATGACAACTTAACAACAGCCCCTTATTCGCTTAAAGGGTTTCAGCTAGAATATCAATTAGGAGCAAGACGTTAAATGGGTGCTACATACACAAGACAATCATCATTTACTGATGGCGATACCATTACCGCTGACCTCTTTAACAATGAGTACGATCAGCTTCTAGCTGCTTTTGCTACTTCAGGTCACTCACACGATGGTACTGCTGCAGAAGGTGGGGCTATTACTAAACTACTAGGCACTGCTATTACTATTGGTACTAATGGTGCTGACGTAGCTGTTACCTTTGATGGACAGAGTAATGACGGTTTGCTTACTTGGATGGAGGATGAAGACTATTTTCAGTTCTCTGATGATTTACTTCTTACTACGACAGAAAAAGTACAGTTCCGTGATACTGCCATTTATATTAATTCTAGTGCTGACGGTCAGCTTGATATTGTAGCAGACACAGAGATACAGATTGCAGCTACTACTATTGACATGAATGGTGCTGCTGACATATCAGGTAACTTAGCTGTAGGTGGCAACCTTACGGTAGCTGGTAATGCAACTGTAACAGGTACTACAACGTTTAACGGTGGTACTCTTACTCTTGGTGATGCAGCCTCTGATAACGTTGTGTTTGGTGCTGATGTAAACTCTAGCATTATTCCTAACACAGATAATACATTTGATTTAGGTTCTTCAAGTCAAGAATGGCGGGATTTATTTTTAGATGGTACTGCACACATTGACACATTAGATGTAGATGTAAATGCTACAGTAGCAGGTACTCTAGGTGTAACTGGCGATACTACTTTAGCCGCTACTTCAATCACAAGTATTACAGCAGACACTATATTAGCTACAGATAAAAAAGTACAATTCCGTGATACTGGATTATTTATTAACTCTAGCGCAGACGGGCAGCTAGACATTGTTGCAGATACTGAAGTGCAAATTGCAGCTAC